TGGCACTGGCTACTCCCAATGTCACTAGCACAAACACTCGGGCTACGCGACTTTGTGAAAATTTAACAAACAACAACCCTTGCTCACCAAACTCCGCCCTAGTAGTGTAATATTACTAGGGCGGTGGTCGCCCTAACAATCAAAAGGTAAAATCATGTCCAAAACACACCCAGCATTCACATTCTACAAAAAGCACATGGCACTAATCTACGGGGCCTCGTACTACAACAAACCACCAGCAAGGTCAGTAGTAGCTCGGGCACTCGCAAACAAAATGCACTTCGCCAAACACACCTTTAATCGCCCAGGCGTTCAACTGTGGTTTCCAGATGACGAACTCGGCCTCACAACCTCAAAACTGCTAGGTCAAGGCAACGTACAAATAAACGAATGTGTACGCCAACTCAGCAATTCCTTCTGGGAGTACACCGCCGAAAAAATAGCACCAAAGCCAATCAATCACGCCACACTGTACAGTCACACAGCCTCAGTACCCTACAATCCAACACTAGAAAGCTCCACCACACTAGCCGACCAATGCACATACGATAAAGTAGAATTCACAGGCCACGGCTATAAAGAAATCAACGGTCAAGCTTTCTTTGTAGTTAGCGAAAACTCAACATGGGATCCCTGGTGCACAATTCTACAAGCTAACGCAGGGTGGCACTGGATCATACCAACACCCGTAGCCGCCGAAATAGGGTACAACTACAACAAAGATCCCAAATAACCTTCGCATAAACAACAACATAACAACACTCGGGGGGGCAACAGCTCCCCCTCTTTTTAACCAACACACCGAAAAAGAAAAAGTTTGCTATATAGATGAGATATCGGAGAATGGAGAGAGAGAAAAAAAGTTTTTTCCAAAACAAAGTCCGGTATCTCACTATCTCACTATCATGGGTGCTAAACCACTGATCAATAACAATTGTAGTGATAGTGGATCAAGGGGCAATCCAATATCTTTGGACAAAGTAGAGTGGGCCGCGCGGCGATTTTGACTAACGATAAAAAACGTCTTGTCCGTTCTCCGATATCTCATCTATATAGTAAACCTCGATTGGAGGGCGCATGGGCTCTAAACCTGAATCGCAACTATGGCAGAAAATGAAGAAGGGGACGGCCGACTATCCCGTACACTGGACGCGCCTGGAAAGCTGGGCAATGCCCGGAGTACCCGACCTACACGGGGTGACAAAAGGGCTAGCATTCTGGATAGAACTGAAGGTTGAGAACAATAAGATAAGACCAAATTTTAAGAGGCTCATGAGGCCTCACCAAATCTCTTGGCAAACCATATACTTACGGAACGGAGGAAGAGTCTGGAACTTGGTTCACCGTCCCACCACCTCCCGCCTTCAGCTGTATGAAGGGGGTTGGGGAGTGATGGATGATGACCCTTTGCCCTTGTGGGATGGACAGGATAAGGACTGGATTGGATTGATGGACCACTTGCGATCGTTGATGGATGGACCGATGGATTGATCGCCCTTGATCGGGGCCGATCGTGCATGGTCCTTGGCACAGGTAGTTTGATGGATGGTCTGATGGATGGCCGATGGATAGTCTGATGGATGGCCGATGGATTGATCGTGCTTGATCGGCCGCGATCGGGCCTTTTTATATCAAAGGTATATGCACAGGAATGATCGGCCGCGATCGTGGGTTGTTTTGTTTTAGGTGAGCAAACACTTGTTGTCCTGGTATATCGGCACTGGCCTTATGGTTTTGCGCACCGGTTTGGTAAGCGCTAGCCAGTAGGGAGAGAGCTATGTTGTTAGGTTTGATAAGCGCTGTAGTGGGTGTGCTGATTTTGATGGTGCTTGCGGGATGATGGATGGCTGATGGATGATGGATGGCTGATGGATGGCCCCACTCGCGCCCACCGGCACCCACTCGCGCCCACTTGCGCCCGTGCGCGCCCACTTGCGCCCGTGCCTTTTAATAGCCGCCGCCGCCCGTTACGTTTGTATGCACCCGCCGCCATAGCACATATGTGGTAGGTGCATTATTGGCCCTTAAGGTTATTGCACCCGCCGCCGCCGCGTGCAATATTACAAGTGCCAGCCCAACCGGCGCTGGCTTTTTAAAAAGGCGTAAAAAAATGGTTGCTATTAAAAACACCACCATAACCGGCACCGTTGCCGGGGCACCGTTGCCCCCCCACGCGCTGCCCAATACCGTTAACCCACAAAGCAAGGCCTTGTGGGTTACCCCTGGGGCGTACGTATGCAAGGCCACGCTGGCCGCGTTTATTGCCGCCGCCGGGGGCAATAGCGGCGTGGTTATTGTAAGCTTTAAAGGCCACAACAACCCGGTAGGCTTGCGCGGGTTAAGCGCTGCCATTGCCGCCCCCGGTGCAATAACCACGCGGGGCAATTGCCTGTTGGCATGTGCCAATGGGGTAACGTTAACTAAGGCGCAAGCAAGCGCCAAATATGCGCCAGCGGCGGCGGGTAAGCCGGCACAAAAACCGGGTAGCCGCCCCAGCGTGGCCAGTGCATGGCAAGCCATGCTTATGGGCACTTATAACCCAGGCAAAAACCCGGGGCCGGGGCACATAATGTTGGTACAAAAACCGCTTTAAGGTTTAACCCGGCGGGGGCATGGTGCCCCCGCCACTTTTAAAATGGTGGCTAAAATGCAAAAAAACACAAAACCAACACCAACCATACCCGTGTGCACGGGCCCGCAAAATGCGGCAACGGTTAACCGGTACCTTGCCGCTAATGGCGCTGCCAACAGGGTGGCATGGTGGCAACCCAACATGGGCACCGCGCACCCCAATGCGTTGCCCCCAATGGCTACCATGTTGGCGGCTATGGCCCAAGGCACCGGCGCGTTGTTTGTGCGCAACCAATGGGGCACCGCCAAAAAGGCGCGGGGCACCATTAACCCGCGCGGCTTGCGCGCTTATGCGTGGCGGCGCGGCGCCTTGGCCTTGGTTGGCTAATGGCACCAAGCATGGGGGCCGCATGGCGCGGCCCCCATTACTTGCCGGGTACTTGCTAAGGTACCTAGGCTGCCAAAGTAATGGTAAGTAATGGCCAAGTAATGGGGCCAACCCCCCCTAAGCGTGAGACAGGTACAAAGGCATTAGCATTTGTACTGGTCCCCGCGAATAATGTGGTGTAAGAATCATTCATGGACATTCGATCAAAAAAATAGATCAGTGGTGCAATAATGACTGACCCTAGTGATATAATGTTGCACCGACAGATTAGTGAGTTAGGCGCGAAGGTTGAGCGTTTGCAAGATGATGTCCAGCGGTTGTATTCTATTGTTACTAAGCAGAATGAGTCTTTGAACCGTTGGCGTGGAATGGGAGCTGTTTTGACGATGGTTGGTGTTGTGTGTAGTGGTTTGATGGGTGGTTTGATAGCGAATATAGATAGGTTGATAGGAAGGTAGGTGCCTGTGTGTAAGGATTTGAAGGAGGCGTATAATGATTGGTGTTCTAAGGGACGACAGTTTAAGACGGTGTCTATAATGGTGGTTGTGTTTGTTGTGTTGGTGATGGTGTTGTGTGTTTCGCACAGTGCTATTGCCCCGGCGTTTTAGAGAGAGTGTTTTGTGCCGGATAGTTTAGCGCAGCAGTTAGCGTCGATTCCCGAGGATAAGTTGAAGATGTTTGCCCAGCTTTTGGAGCGGGCGAAGTTGACTACGCGGAGTGAAGCTGCGCAGCAGGATTTTTTAGATTTCACCAGATTGGTTTGGCCGGAGTTTATTGGAGGCATGCACCATACGCGAATGGCTGCTGCTTTTAGGAAGATAGCTACGGGTGAGTCTAAGCGTTTGATTATTAATATGCCGCCGAGACATACGAAGAGTGAGTTCAGCAGTTATTTGTTACCGGCGTGGTTGATTGGCCGCCGACCGGCTTTGAAGATTATCCAGACGACGCATACGGCTGAGTTGGCTGTGCGTTTTGGCCGTAAGGTCCGCAACTTGATGGATACGGAGGAGTATAAGTCTATATTCCCTAAGGTGCAGTTGCGGGCTGATAGTAAGGCTGCTGGCCGATGGGAGACGGGTAATGGTGGGGAGTATTTTGCTGCTGGTGTTGGTGGCGCTATTACGGGACGTGGTGCTGATTTGCTGATTATTGATGACCCCCACAGTGAGCAGGATGCTTTGTCGCCTAGTGCGTTGGAGAATGCTTATGAGTGGTATACGTCTGGCCCGCGCCAGCGTTTGCAGCCGGGTGGTGCGATAGTGATTGTGATGACGCGTTGGGCTGAGAATGACCTTACGGGTAAGTTGATACGGCACCAAGCGAGAGATATTTTGTCGGACCAGTGGGAGGTGATTGAGTTTCCTGCGATCATGCCGGATAACGAGCCGGTTTGGCCTGAGTTCTGGAACAAGAAGGATTTGTTGTCTGTTAAGGGTAGTTTGTCTGTTGCTAAGTGGGAGGCGCAGTGGCAGCAGAACCCGACGAGTGAGACGGCTGCGATATTGAAGCGCGATTGGTGGCAGAAGTGGGATAAGGAGGAGTTGCCTAAGTTGAGTTACGTCATGCAGTCTTATGATACGGCTTATAGCAAGCAGACTTCTGCGGATTATAGTGCTATCACCACTTGGGGTGTTTTCCAGCCGGTGGAGAATGGACCGTTTAATGTGATGTTGTTGGATGCGCGCAGAGGGCGGTGGGATTTCCCCGACTTGCGCCGAGTGGCTTATGAGGAGTATAAATACTGGGAGCCGGAGAGTGTCCTTATCGAGGCGAAAGCTAGTGGTATGCCTTTGACCCATGAGCTACGGAATATGGGTATCCCGGTTGTGAACTACAGCCCGAGCAAGGGCCATGATAAAATCTCGCGTGTAAATTCTGTTTCCCCTATGTTTGAGTCTGGTATGGTGTGGGCACCGGACACGACTTTTGCAGAAGAGGTTATTGAGGAGTGCGCGGCGTTCCCTGGTGGGGAGCATGATGATTACGTTGATACGGTAACCCAGGCGTTGAGACGATTCCGCGAAGGTGGCTTTATTTCCCATCCGGAGGATTACCAGGATGAGGAAGATGGCTACCGCCCGCAGATCGCTTATTACTAGGAGCTTTTGAATGGCCATTCGCGATACGATGGTGGACCAGGGACTTATCCCCGCCCCTGAAGGACTCCCTTCCAATAAGTCGTTGAGCCTAGAGGATTTGTTCCTAGGGACTTCTGCGGAGGTTGAAGAAGATGTGGAAGTGGAGATAACGGAGGATGCGGATGGCGGAGCGACTCTTCTTTTCGGCGAAGAGGAGACGGAGCTCCCGGAGGGATTGTTTGGCGATAATCTGGCGGAAATTCTCCCCAAGTCAGAGTTAGGGAAAATCAGCAGCGATTTGCGTGGTCAATATGATGATGACCGTTCTTCCCGCGCTGATTGGGAGAAGCAGTACACGGATGGTTTGGCGCTTCTAGGATTGACATACGAAAACCGGACGGAGCCGTTCCAGGGTGCTTCTGGTGTTGTGCACCCTTTGTTGAATGAGGCCGTGACCCAGTTTCAGGCGGGTGCTTATAAGGAGCTTTTGCCTAGTAGTGGCCCTGTGCGCACGATGATTATTGGGACGCCTACCCCTGAGCTTGAGGTTTCTGGACAGCGTGTTCAGGACTTCATGAATTACCAGATCATGTACCGGATGCGAGAGTATGAGGCTGAGTTCGACCAGATGCTTTATTACCTCGGCTTGAGCGGCAGTGCGTTTAAGAAGGTTTATTTTGATGAGCAGATAGGCCGTGAGGTCAGTAAGTTCGTCCCTTCCGATGATTTGATCGTCAATTACGCTGCCACGGATTTGCGCACGGCGGAGCGGATTACGCATGTGTTGCGTGTTTCCCGGAACGGAGTTCGGAAGCAACAGGTTTCTGGATTTTATTCCGATGTGAATATCATGGGTGGAAGGGATGAGTCCCGCGATGATATCCAGGATACATACGATAAAATCGAGGGCCGTGAGGATGTCGGTGAAAACGATGAGCTGACCCTTATTGAGTGCCATTGTTATTTGGATCTTGAGTCCTACCCTGATTTGGATGAAGCTGGGGAGGAGACGGGAATCAAGTTGCCGTACCTTGTGACTATTTGCTTGGATACGGACCAGATTTTATCGATCCGCCGGAATTACCTAGAGGCGGACCGACGCAAGGAGCCGGTGCAGTATTTTGTCCAGTACAAGTTCACCCCTGGCTTGGGTTTCTACGGCTTTGGTTTGATTCATTTGCTAGGCAATAACTCTCGCAGCGCGACGAGCACTTTGCGGCAGTTGATTGATGCGGGGACGTTGAGTAACCTTCCGGCCGGATTTAAGGCCCGAGGGTTGCGTATTGCTGATGATGCGACGCCCATCCGGCCGGGAGAGTTTAGAGATGTAGATGTGCCGGGTAATGATTTGCGCGGTAGTTTGTTGCCGCTGCCTTACAAGGAGCCGAGCGCTACGTTGTTCCAGTTGCTTGGTTTTGTGGTTGGCAGTGCTGAAAAGTTTGTTGGCACGACTGAGATTGGTGTTGGTGATTCGAACCAAGAGATGCCGGTGGGCACGACTATGGCACTTATGGAGCGTGGTGCCAAGGTTATGTCGGCGGTGCATAAGCGTTTGCATGCGAGTTTGAAGGCTGAGTTGGGCCTCCTTGCGGAATTGTTTGCTGAGGGTGCGGAGAGTTACCCGTATGATGTTGCCCCTGCTACGCCGGATATAAAGAAGGCTGATTTTGATGGGCGGGTGGATGTCCTGCCGGTTAGTGACCCGAACATTTTCAGCATGTCGCAGCGGGTGAGTTTGGCGCAGGAGCAGTTTAAGCTCGCTAATTCTGCCCCGCAGTTGCATAATATGTATGAGGCTTACCGCCGAATGTACGAGGCGTTGGGCGTTCAGAACATCAATGCGTTGCTCACCCCGCCGATAGAGCCAGAACCTGCTGGACCGTTGTCAGAGAACAGCAGTATTTTGAATATTCCTAATGGTGGTGAGCCCCCGCGAGCTTTCCCGCAGCAGGACCACCGGGCGCATATTTCTACGCACATTGCGTTTATGCAGACTCCGATTATGCAAGCTCAGCCTGTGTTGGTTGCTGCTTTGCAGAAGCATGTTTTTGAGCACTTGACTATGTTGGCGGAGCAGATGGTGCAGCAGGGCCAGCCTGTCCCGCAGGGTGCACCGGGTGTGCCGGGCCAGGAAGTTGCTGGGGTGCCACCAGAGCAGAGGACGAATTTGATTGCGCAGCAAGAGGCGCAGTTGATGCAGGAGTTTGTCAAGTTGTTGACCCCGCCGCAACAGGAAGATCCTATTGTGGAGTTGAAGCAGCAGGATCTTGCGTTGCGTGAGCAGGAGTTGATGGCCCGTGTTCAGACGGATGCTGATAAGTTGCGTGTTTCCGAGGAGCAGTCGGAGCAAGATGATGCGATAGATAGGGAGCGTATTAGGTCCCAGCAGGATATAGCGAAGCAACGTGCTGATGTGGCACTATACCGTACGAATCTTGCAGCCGATCAGAAAGAGCGGGGATTGTAGTGGTTGA